GATCAACCCACCGCCCGAGGTCAGTCTGGCCAACGCACCACAAAACCCGCTACTTCAACAGCTTATCGCACACATCCTGCGAACCGGCGGCCGAATATGAACGCCGACCCCCACAAGCTCCGCGTCACATACCGCAACACCGCCGACCTCACCGCGGCCGAACACAACCCGCGCACCCACAGCGACGCGCAAATCCGCCAGATCGCCGCCAGCATGACCGCCTTCGGCTGGACCAACCCCATCCTCGTGGACGAACACAGCCGCATCATCGCCGGGCACGGACGCCTGCTCGCAGCGCAGTCCCTCGACATGCCAACCGTCCCCACCATCACCCTCGCCGGCCTGTCGCCCGAGCAGCGCCGCGCCCTCGTCATCGCTGACAACCAGCTCGCACTCAACGCCGGCTGGGACGCCGACCTGCTGCGGACGGAACTGGAGGCGCTCAAGGCGCTGGACTTCGATATCAGCCTGCTCGGCTTCGCAGACGACGAGCTCGCCGCATGGCTCGCCGCACCCACACCCGGCCTCACCGATCCCGACGACGTCCCCGAGCCGCCCGCCGAACCCGTCTCCAAGCCCGGCGACATCTGGCTCATGGGACGCCATCGGCTGCTCTGCGGGGACTGTGGCGATGCGGCGGCGCTGGCGATCGTCATGGACGGCAGGCCGGTGGATCTCATCGTCACATCGCCGCCCTACAATCAGCAGATCGATAAATTCAAGCCATCGGGCATGCAGCGCGAAAGCGGGTGGGTAAATCGGCTCGCTGGCGCCTATTCCGACAGCATGCCCGAGCGCGAATATCAGGAATGGCAGCGCAAGCTTCTGGGCATATGGCATGGCGCTATGCGCGACGGCGCCTCGGTATTCTACAACCACAAGCATCGATACCGCGACAAGCGCGTGGTGTCCCCGCTGGAATGGCTGCCCGGCCCGTTCAACTTCCGCCAGGAAATTATCTGGAACCGTCCCGGCAGCGTGACCCAGAATGCGCGCATGTTCCTGCCATGTGATGAGCGGATTTATTGGCTCTATCGCGGCGACAACTTCACATTCGACGACTCTACCGAGATCAAGTCATGGTCGAGCGTGTGGGACATTAAACCGGGGTCAGACTTCCACGCGGTCGGCTTTCCGGTCGAACTGCCCACGCGCTGCATCCGTGCCGCATCGATGCCGGACGACGCCGTGCTAGAGCCGTTCGCAGGTTCCGGCACCACCATCATCGCTTCGGAGATGACCGGACGCGCATGCCACGCCATCGAAATATCCCCCACATATGTCGATGTCGCAGTGCAACGCTGGATGAACTTCACCGGCAAGCAAGCAACGCGCCCAGACGGAACATCGTTCGCAGTAGAACACGACAGGCTGATTAATGCGTAGCGATAGGAAACACGTCGCAACTGGAAGACCGCCCGGCCCTCCGCCAGGTGAAGGCGGCCAGCCGCCAAAAGAGATCGACGTCAAGATTGCCGAAAGACTTGCGCTCATTCAATGCACCGACGTGGAAATGGCGCTTTGTCTCGGCGTGTCCCACGATACGCTTGCACGCCGCAAGCAGTCTGACCCCGAGTTCTCGGAATTGATCGAACACGGCAGAGCCAACGGCCGCATGTCGCTGCGCCGCCGCCAGTTCGAGAAAGCCATGGCCGGCAGCGACACCATGCTGATCTGGCTCGGCAAGAATCTGCTCGGACAGCGCGATAAGCACGAGTTCAGCGGCGATCCCGACAACCCGTTGACAGTGCGTTACGTCGTTGAAGTGCCGCCAGATCCCGAGGACGAAAACGAATGGCAGGCACGCTACGCGCCGCCAACGATCGAGCACGACCCGGTGAAAGACTGAGCATGTCACAGGCACAAACCATCGAGGTCGCCTGGGCGCCGCAAGCTGGCCCGCAAACCGCGTTCATCAAATGCCCGCATTTCGAGGTGTTCTTCGGCGGCGCGCGGGGCGGCGGCAAGACCGATGCCGTCCTCGGCGATTGGGTGACGCACGCGGCGAAACACGGCCCCGACGCCATCGGCCTGATGGTGCGCCGGACACGCACCGAATTGCTGGAGACGTTTGAACGCGCGCGAACGATTTACACCAAGCTAGGCGCCACCGCGACGATCAACCCGATGCGGTTCAATATGCCCAACGGCGCACGCATTACCTATGCGTATCTGGAACGTGATTCCGATGCGGAGACGTATCAAGGCGCATCGTTCACCCGCGTGTATGTCGAGGAGGCCGGCAACTTCCCATCGCCGTCGCCGATCCTCAAGCTCATGGCAACGCTGCGTTCCGGCGCAGGCATCCCGGTCGGGCTGCGGCTCACCGGCAACCCCGGCGGCCCCGGCCATCAATGGGTGCGCGCTCGATACATCGACCCGGCCCCGCTGGGCTGGCGCAAGATCGTGGACAAGGCCACCGGCCTCAATCGCATCTATATTCCGAGCCGGGTAGCGGATAACAAATACCTTGGCCCCGACTACGTGCAGCGGCTCAAGGCATCGGGCTCGCCCGAGCTGGTCCGCGCCTGGCTGGAGGGCGACTGGTCAGTTGTTTCGGGTGCGTTCTTCCCCGAGTTCAGCTTGGACAGGCACGTCATCGCGCCTCGGCCTATTCCCGAGCACTGGGCGCGCTTCCGCAGCTTCGACTGGGGATCGGCACGGCCCTTCTGCTGCCACTGGTGGGCGGTCAGCGACGGCAGCGACCCGGACATCGCCCGCGGCGCCCTGGTGCTCTATCGCGAGTGGTATGGCATGCGGCCGGGCGAGCCGAACGTGGGGCTGAAGCTCACCGCCGAAGCCGTGGCGCAGGGCATCGCCGCACGCGAAACCGACGACCCGCAGCCCATGCTTGGCGTCGCCGATCCGGCCATATTCGCGGAGGACGGCGGGCCGAGCATCGCCCAGCGCATGATGGGCCAGGGCGTGATCTTTCGCCCGGCGGACAACAAGCGGGTGCCGTCCCGTGGCGCGATGGGTGGCTGGGATCAGCTCCGGTCGCGGCTTGTCGGCGACGACGACGGGCGGCCGATGGTGCTAATCTTTGCCACCGCGCGGGATCTCATCCGGACGCTCCCCGCCATGCAACACGACGACGCGCGGCCCGAGGATATCGATACGGATGCCGAGGATCATTGTTGCGACTGCGCGCGCTACGGGATGATGTCGCGGCCCTGGATCAAGGACGCGGTGAAACCGAAGGTGCGCGATAGCTGGGACATCGCCTTCGAGCGCGCCGGCGCCGAGCCTGTGGACGGATGGAGGGTGGCATGACGCACGAAGAGCGCAAGATGATGCACCGCGCAATTCGGACGCTTCGGGCTGCCGGCGGCGAGATCTCGCTGCCATACGATAGGCCCGGCGAACCGAGCAGTATTCAAACGGTGGCCAACTGGCTTGCCAAACACACACCGCGCACCGAGCAGACGAAGCGGCTGATCAAAGAACACCGCAACCGCCGCATCATCGCGCAAGAAACAGAGACAGCGGCACGGTTCGCAGAATATGAGCAGCGCAGGGTGCGCTATCGTATTGACGCGGCAGGGCAGGAGATCGCGGCAGCCGCAAGGGCACTGCTGATCGACCAGCCGGACGCCGAGGAGGCCACGCCATGACCTACGACGGACTGAGCGGTGCCGAGTTCATGCGGCTTGTCGGCGATGACGTGGACAAATGGGCCGACGCGGGGATCGAGGCCGCCGCCCGCCACGGCATGACCGTCGAGCGCGAGTGGTTCCGCGACTTCCTCGCCGACGCCATGGACGCAGCGCGACGCTTCAGCCGCCCGGTGGTGCCGGTAACCGAGGATGACAACCCATGAGCGCACGCAAGCGGCGACTTGCCCCGAGCGACGTTCGCGGCGCGCTGATGGAATGGGCAGGACGCCTAGAAACGCAGGAACTCAGTTTGGCCATCATGGCTGAACTGGTTGATGGGGACGATAAGCACGTCTTGAAACAGGCTGCGGACAAAACCGCCAGCTTGGCGCGCGAGGCATGCGCGATGATCGATGCATATATCGCAAAGCTGGAGCACAACCCATGACCGTCCCCCGCGCGCTGTTCGCCGATCCGCCAATGGACCCGAACGCGGCCGAGGCCAGCGTCGCCAAGGGCGGCCCGGCAACGGACGGATACCCGCGCGATCTGGACGACGCGCACGCCCGGCTGGTCCGCTGGTTCGAGGAATCGGAGAACACCGGCACCGACGCGCGTGATCGCTCCAACCGCGACCGCGACTACGTCACCGGCATTCAATGGACGCAGGCGGAACTGAAGGCGCTGGCCGATCGCCATCAGCCACCCATTACGATCAATTACTGCTCGCGCAAGGTCGATCTCATGTGCGGCATCGAGCGCAAGAGCCGCACCGATCCCAAGGCATACGCGCGCAACCCGTCCGACGAGGGCAAGGCCTACGCGGCCACCCAGGTGCTGCGCTACATCGCCGAGCAGAACAAGCTCGATCAGGTGCGGAGCGCCGTCTACGAGAACATGCTGGTGGAGGGCGCCGGCGGCGGCGAGATCGGGCTGGAGGACGACGGCAAAGGGGGCGCCGAGATCACCATCACGGCGGTGCCATGGGACCGGCTGTGGTGGGACCCGCATTCGCGCCTGCCCGATTTCAGCGACGCCCGCTACAAGGGCCTCGTCATCTGGCTCGACAAGGACCAGGCCTACGAGATGTGGCCGGATGCGGAAGACGTCATCACGGACTCGTTCGCGTCCCGTGACGGCACGTTCAGCGACCGACCCGACCACGTCATGTGGACCGACAGCACGCGCAGCCGCGTCCGCGTCGTTCAATGCCACTGGGAGGAGAAGGAGATCTGGTGGAACGCGACGTTCAGCCGCAGCGGCTTCCTCGCCGAGCCAACCAAATCCCCGTTCCTCGACCACAAGGGCGAGTCGGCCTGCGGGCTGGTGATGCAGTCGGCGCACGTTGACCGCGAGAACAACCGCTACGGCATGGTTCGGGATATGATCTCGTTGCAGGACGAGATTAACAAACGCCGTAGCAAGGCGCTGCATCTGCTGGCGGTGGCGCAGGTCGTCGCCGAGAAGGGCGCGGTGAACGACGTGGACAAGGCACGCCGCGAGGTCGCCAAGCCGGACGGGTTCATAGAAATCATGCCCGGAATGAAGTTCGAGATTCAGCACGGCGGCGAGATGGCGACCGGGCAAATGCACCTGTTGCAGCACGCGACGAGTGAAATGCAGGCGACCGGGCCGAACGCCTCGAGGTCCGGCACCGATGACCGCGAGCTGTCGGGGCGGGCGATCCTCGCCCAGCAGGCGGGCGGGGCGGCAGCCCATGAGCCGAT